CCACACTAACAAAAACTTGCCATGGCACCTGCTGGCCATGAGTCATCGCAACCCTTTGGCGCTTGTGGTAAATTTGCCACAAGCGGCACTTGGCATGGTGGCTGCTGGCCATGTGTCCCTGCAACCTTTAATATTGAAAAAAGCCATTGAAAATGACTCTGAAATTTGATTTGAAATGGGACGTACACGTCCCCTTTGGTAACAGAAAATCGTAACTATACAGAGGATAAAATGATAAAAAAAAGGTGTATTTTGATCAAAATATGGGGTTTTGATAACATGTTCAACTAAAAAAGCTGATAGTCAATGGGTGGTGGGGTTGTTGGGTAACAGAAGGGGTCAAAAAAAACCATTTACTAAAATCTGAATTATGTAGACGGTTGTCAGTATTTCAAAGTGGGCAAGATGCAAGGGCAGGGGGTTTCCTGGCTGCTGCTGTGTTGTCATGCTGCCACTGGCAACCATCACATATAAACGGCTCACCGGATTTCACGGCCTCATGCAAACATACTGAATAGTTAATGCACCAGATATGCCTTTCATTGTCTTTATCTTTTTTCATATTTTTTCCCTGTAAAGAAAATCAATTTGCATTTCCATATCATCCAGGCGGGAGGTGATACTGTCCAGCTCGGATTTGATGCGGTCAAGTTTATTTTCCAATTGTTCAAATCCACCTTGCACCAATAGCCCGGCCTCGATAATATTTTTATTCAAGATATCTAATGGTTTATCAGTTTTTTCCATACGTCCGCTTCCTCTGTGTTTTTTGTTTTGATTGATATTTTTCCACAACTTCCTGCTGATAATCCAAATTCAGCCAAAAGACTCTGCGCCCGCTTCACACATTCTGACCTTTGTCTCTGTTCTGGCCGGGCTTTCCATAGAATATCACCGGCGGCATTGGTTATTTTATATGAAAGTGAATCTTTCAACGTATCTGTCAATTGCTCAATTTCATCCAGGGTAAGAGCCAATAATCCCAGCATGGGGCTGTGGCTGGCATCGGCATAGCCCACGGCATTTATCTTTTCATAGATTTCTTGAAATATTTCTTTGGCCCGGGCCGGGAGGTATCCGGGGGGAACCATCAGTGTGTCCGCTGCTGGAATTGCATCTTTATGACGTGATTTCCGGTGGGTTCCACGAATTTGTAATACCTTCGCCGGGGTCTTTTTTCTACCTTTCATCCTGGTTCCCCTAAAAAAAGTTTAAATATGGCCCCCTGGCTGTTATCCTATTCACCCGGTTATCTGATGTTACGTTTGTATACATTGAATGGGGCGGGGTCAATACTAATAGGAGCCCGGTTTTGTAAGAGACCGGGTGAACTCTGCGCTGTCAGAATTGAGAGGAAACTTTCAGCTAATTTTTATCCAGGTTATTCCTGCATCAGATCCGGATCTTAGGTGATCCCCTGACTTCCGCGGTTGTTGGAGACACTCACGGCTTGTCTCGACATTTTACCATTGGCTGAAACCACGTAGGCAATGCTAAGCCCTATACAATCATGTACTTATTTTGAGAAACTTTAAAGCCTGTGCATTTGAGATTCCACCGGCTAATCTTTTGGTGGTGTAGAAACTGACAAACCCCTTTTCAGAATAGGGATCTCGTAACATTCGTATCCCAGAGGTATGGTCAACGATGGTGTAGGCTCTTTTAAAGTCACCGAAACAAATGGGGAAGGCATCTGCACCAATGTCCGGCATATTATCGTCAATCTCAATGGGTTTCCCCAGGAGGATATCAGGACTATTTTCCATCAGGCCAGGCATCCATATATAGTTCCCGTCGCCATCTTTTAGCCTTCTCACAACGGACAAAGTATTATCATTCATAAGAAAAGTACCGTTCTGCCTATAAATTGGTTTCAAGGCATGTTGAAGGTCAATTAAGGCATCGGCGTTGTTAATTAATGTTGCATGGCCACCGGTGATAAATCCTGTTTTTCCAAAGGCCCAGGAAGCATCAGCCACCATCTTTGATTCATCAATGATACCGTGAACTCTTCCAACACCATCACCAGATATAAAGCCGGTGCCTTCCTTTTCAATAAAGACGTTGTTAATCTCATCGGTGAACCATCCGGCAATATCAAACTCTGACATATCTAAGAGCTTTTGGGTTGTCTTCGGATTTGCATAAATTTCACACATCGGCGGCGCAAATATGGCAAGCTCAGGAGTATCAGTCTCGCTTCTGTTTTCTTTTTCACCTACCCATCCACCATCAGTTCCACCTTTTGACAAGGGCCTTTTGTACTCACCCTTTGAGGTTTTGATAGTGGCAATCCGACGCATAGCAACGCTGGCCAATGCCAATTTTTCAATGTTTTTATCAACTTCAACCGGCACCAGATATCCGCCGTCTGGGTCTGACAATGTAGACATGCTGGCTTCAATCGTTTTCAATCCGTCCGGATCCGTCCCTTGCCTTGCCCAGGCCATGAACTTTTCCTTGTGCTCGTTCTCCGCTCCTGTGGACATCCTACCACCACCGGTTGCATAGGAGCTGCCACCACCGGGGATTATCAAACGCCCCACAACAGTATCTAAAGCGTTCAACTGTTCACTCATACCATTTATTTTTTCGTCGTTCTCGCCCCTAAATTTTTTAAATGCACTTCCAATCTGATCTAATGTATCTTTTAAGTCACTCATGTTATTTTTTCCCTTTGGGGTAATTTTCCATATTTTATATTTAAGACATCTTATTTCCCGCATCCCGCAAGGTCAACAAGCCACCTGCCCCAACTTCTCGTTAGTTTGGTATCGTCTCTTCAAACCTGCATCACAGGTTATTGTTCAGAGTCTTTTTTTGCAGCTTCAATCTGTGCTGCTCTTTCATCAATCGTGGGGCCATCTTTCCCAGCCTCGCCGCTTGTCTTGTGGATCGCATTGAAAAGGCAGGTATCAAAAATCATATTGAAAGTCTTTTCAAATTTTGGATCATCACGGTTTTTCACGTGCCTAACCATCCCCATCAGAGCGGAGAGAATGTCCCCCATCTGGCAATCCCGGAGGAGAGCTGTCAATTTTAATTCTTTTTGAGTTTTGGTATCCAGGGTCAACATAAATCTTTTCTTAACCATTTGTCTTTCCTATTTAAAATTATCAATGTTATAATTATAACCCCTGTTACAGGTGAAAGTCAAGAAGAAACATTTTTGTGTTTTACCCGGTCACGCCATTTTGACAGACTGCCCAGGCCCCGGCATGGCCCAGGGGTGGATGTTAATATTCAGCTTCCTGCCCGTTTGATTTCTCCATGTATCCAGGGCAGGACGCAAAAGCCACCTGGCAAGAAAGAGGTTTTCCTGATTTGCCCGCATATGAATAGTGATAACACTTCCCGCCACTGGCACATTTACAAAATTCACAGGTTTGAACTTTTGTGGTGTCCGGGGTACCTGGGGTACCTATGGTTTGAGGTACCCCGGTAGGTACCCCGGTATAACTATCTGTTTTCTTTACATTTGGGGTACCTGGGGTACCTGGGGTACCTAATACCGCCTCCGGGGTTGCCCCTACGTGTATAGTATGTGGGTCTTTTTCTGTTTCTCCTATATGTGTGCGTGACCGTGTTTTAGGTACCCCAGGTACCCCAGGTACCCCTTTTCTAATTATTTCAACATCTTGAAACGGGGTACCTATGGGGGTACCTATGTTTTGAGGTACCCCTTTTACCTCTAAAAGCTGCCATTGTCTGATTTTGTGCGATATTTCCCCGGCTTTTACTTGCAAGGTGGCTTTAATTCCGGGTTCTATTTCAATATCAAAACGCCTATCTTTGAGTTGACGCAATACTTGCCCTAATTTGGTTCTCTGGCTGCGTTCTGACTTATCACCTATGTTTACAGGGATATCATTGTTTATGACCATGGTGTACAACTCAGCAACGCCTACCATCCCGGCCCTGTATTCTTGATACCAACTTACCAAAAGATTCTTGAAACTATTGGCTTCCGCATCCGCATCGTTGTAAAAGTCGTCTAAATTTTCAAGGAAACCTGGTATCCCACCAACTTTCAGAATCCCGCCCATGACATCACTCCACTCCTCGAAACTGCCTATCCTGATATCACTCTTCGGCTTGCCCTGACATATCCACGCCTTGACCATGGTAAGGATAGCATGTACTAATGATCCCCTGTTTTCTTTGACCCACTCAAGGAGTTCTGGGTGCTTGAACTGATCTTTTGTCCGCCTCCCAGGGTGATCCATTCCGGCATCCATTCTTATTCTGATTGTTCTCCGGGTCATTTCAGATGAAAGGGTGGGGTTGTTCCCGGTTATTACAAATGCACAATTTACGGGCAAGTTAAGTATTTTGCTTTTGCCCAGCTCTCTATCCTCCCAGCAAGGAAAGATTGTCGTCACTGCTGCCAAAGCTGCGGAGTCAATTTTCCGCCGGACATTATCAACAAAAATAAATGGTGGATCATGAATAAGTTTTGATGTTATCCGTTTTCTCCATTCCTCATCACTCCGGCCCTCTGTCATGGCTGGACTGCTCTTCCCCAGAGACATGCTTGTCAATGCCTCCACAAGTAAAGTCTTTCCTGTGCCTGCTGTACTGGCCTCGACTAAATGCACCGGGGTGGGTCCGTCTATCATTTCCCGGACAAAGGGTAATATCATCAATGCTATTGCGTGGGCTCTTTCTGAAATACTTGTAAAGGGAAAGTCATTAATCAGACTATAAATTTTAATACGGGCATTTTTAGTATCTTCAGGTGTTGGGTTATCCGGTATTTCAGGGAGTTTTAGACCGTTCAGTTCAAGATAACATTGAGATTTTTCGGAGTATCCAGGCTTTAAATGAAGATCCCCATTTTCGGTGAAAACAGGGTAATTAACAATTCTTTTTATGTATGGCAGGGCTGGCGGTATCTCTATCAGCATGTCCTCACAAACAAAACTCAGAGGTGGTATAGGCTCTAAGCGCTCATCTTTCCCTTTTTTCTCATACCAATCAGAGACATGGGAAAGACGGTTCCTGATTATATTGCTTGTCACTTCTTTGATGAAATGCTCTTTTGATTCTCTGTTTTTTTTAGAAATAGAGACAACACCGTTCGGCCCTTCAAAAATAACAGGTGGATCATTTTTATCAATGATTGCTATCCATGATCGCCTCGTTTGTACCCGTAACTGATCCTCCCCCTTAATCATCATCAGTAAATCAGACTGTGGCACCTGCTCTGACTGATCATCAAACACGCCCGGCGGAGGTTCCGGCGTTATCTCTTTTGGGAAAATATCTCTAACTGGTTCGGCGGTTTCTATCAGATCAATTATGGTCTGACTTTCTCCAGCCTTTAATAAATCATTGATATCATGCTTATCTGGGTATGTTTTTGGCCATCTGATAGAATGGGTTTTTACGCCTAAAAGATCGCCAACTTTTTTAGTGGCAATTTCCCCGGCATCGTCCTTATCAAATGCACAAACAATCTTTTTCCCCTGATCCCTGTATGCTCTCAGTACTTTGACCTTCTTAATATTATTAGATGATCCCAACGCAAGCCAACACGCCCCAGGGTAAGCCTCCGCGCCCGCTATCGCATCAGTTACCGATTCAAGCACCAATATGATATCTGCATCGTCAATGTGTTTCCCGTCTGAAAAAAAACATGGTTCTCCAGGTTTTCCACCTTTATTAAAGACTTTGTTTTTACCATTGAAATGAGGGAAGGGCTTCCCATTGACCGTTAAATCTTGGATAGCAAGCACTTTCCCGGCAATGGTTTTATAAGGGACTGCAACACTTATCATGGTGTCACGTTTTACAAACCTGCATTTTCCCTCATTATAAATTCTTTTTGCCGTGGCTGCACTGATACCCCTATTGGCAAAAAATTTATTTACTTCATCTTCATTGGTATTTTTTTTTAAGATATTTGCCCAGATTCCGGCGGAGGGGTTCACAGGTTTTATGGGTTCTTTTTTCTGCAAGGTGGGTGCTGGTGTTTTTTGTTGGGGGCTGGGGTTGTTTGCTGGCAGATATTCTTTTATCAACTCCTTGGTGTTTTTGCCTGTTCTCCATGTATGAAAGTCAATAACATCCATGGGTTCAGGATGGCATTTTCTGCACCAGCACTTTCCAGTATCAGTTTTATAGACAAACCTGTCACGGCCCCCACAACCAATGCAAGGCCCACAAAAGCTGTTAGGGGATTCTTTTTTTAACGCCGTGCAAGAAAGGATGGACGGCAAACAGTCTTTTAATTGACCGATAACACCTTGACAATTCCCTGATAAATTAGTATTATTCAGACATTCAGAATCATTGTTTTGTGGGGTGACTCCATCGCCGGAGTCAACCCCATTTTTGTTTTCAGGCATCGGCCCGGCCCTCCTGCATCTTGATTTCAGATACAAGCTTATCAAGCTTAAACATAAGTTCAGGCCCTGGGTTCACATTCCCATTGAGAATAGACCGTAAATGTGACGGAGAACAGCCAATTAATTTTGCAATTTGTGGTTTTGAATAAGGTTTGAATATTTGGCGATATGGATGATCGGGGTTCTTTTTTAATGCGGATAAGTCTATCATGAAAACATTCTCCTAATTATAGGTGTAATGTCTCCACAGCGTTTATTGACGTCCAGGTGGTGGGTTTTGATTATTTGTTAAATTTTTGGGGTTTACAAATCAGTTTCAAAAAGTTATAAATAATCTGGTGCCCATCTCCTGGTTCGTCTCTTAAACGCCATG